AAATCTAAGTTTCCACCTGTAATGTTACCTGTTGCTGATAGTCCACCAGTCAATGATACGTTATTACCTATAATGTTACCATTACCAGATGTTGTATTTGCTAATCCGTATCCGAAGTCTCCGGATAGATTACCGATGACTGCATTACCTTGTACACTATTTGATACTACGACATCAGTAACATTGGCTATTGTGTTTGGTAAATCAACATATAATGTTTGAGTTGAATCAGTGATCGTTGCAGATCCTGGTCCTGTTCCTGGGGAACGTCCTAATGATAATGTTGTTGATGAAAATTGAACACAAGCAATGTTAGCACCTAGTACAACGTTTCCAACTGGGGAACCGTTAACAGAGAAGATACCCGGTCCCGGTGTTTTGTTAACTGAGACTACTGCTTGATCGCCTAGTCCTGCAAATACTTCTGTAAAATTTAACTGAACTTTCTCAAATGCCGATCGTATTGCATCTGCATCTGGATCGTCAGGGAATGCTCCGAAGTCAATATTTCTTTGTGCCATAGCAATTCTTTCCTAATATTAGTATTTATCAATCTTCTTTGTTAATGTGTAGATAAAAAAATACCCGACTAAGCCGGGTATTTAAACGGGGTACAACGTTTTGTTTTAATTATTTAAGACTATCTAATTTAGTCATTAAGCCTGCTAGACCATCATGTGACATTACAGAACCTTCTTTAACTACGTCAGCACCATTATATCCCATACGATCATTTTGACCTGCTATAACTGGGATAGTAGTTTGACCTGTTGATTTCTGCTTGTTAAGTCCACCAGAGATTACTTTAGTCATAAAGTCGATGTCTTGTTCAAATGAAGTTTCAGTGCCGATTTTACCTGCATCGTTAGCCCATTCGTCAAGTTTTTCTTCTTTCATATCTCCACATGCTTCATCAACATCTTTCTCAGAATCGTCTTTCTTACCTTTCTTTTTATCTTGGTATGCTTTAAGACCTGCGGGTATTTTACCTTCTTCTAAGTCATCATCTTCTGCTACTGTAAACTCTCTTTGATCATCAGTTTGTGTTTCAGTGATTTCTTCGTTCTCACCGTCGTTTACTGAGTCCTTAGGAGCATCCTCTGCGCCTTCTTTAGTTAATAGTCTCTCATCATCATGTTGTGTTAACGGCTGAGTAGGGACTTCTGAAGTTTCTGCGCCTACTTCTGCTAGTAAGTCTAAAGTTCTAAGATTTTCTTCTAAAGAATGAGGTTTGTTACCGTCTTCTTTATCTCTCTTACCGAACTTGCCACGTGAATCATCACGGCGATCTTTCATTGATTGTTTCTTATCAGATTCTTTGCCGTCTTTCATACCGAGTTGTTCGTCTTCTTTGTCATCATAGCCTTGCTTTTCATCTAACTGAGCAAGTTCATCTAACTGTGAAAGAGTTTCTTCTAATGATTTTTCTCTATGCTCTGAATCTCTCTTACCAAATTTACCATAAGAGTCATCTCTACGTGCTTTGTCTGATTGTTTGTGATCTGATTCTTTTCCAGTTCTCATGCCTAATGACTCATCTTCTTTGTCATCATAGCCTTGTCCTTCTTTAGAGATTTCTCTGTGTTCTTCGTCACGTTTGCCGAACTTGCCATATGAATCATCTCTACGGTCTTTCATAGATTGGTGCTTACCTGACTCTTTACCAGTTCTCATGCCTAATGACTCATCTTCTTTGTCATCATAGCCTTGATCTTCTTCCATGTGATGCTTATCTTTGTAGTCATCATATTCTAAATCTTTAGTGACATCTTCTCCATCTCTGCCTGAATGTCTACGACCGTCATAATGTGCATCATGTGCAACTTCTTTACCTGCTCTTTCAGCATGATCGTCTTCTTCTGCATCTGATTCTTTTTCTTTTACAAGTTGAGGAGTGTCAGCATCGTTTGATGCTAGTGCCGCATTGGCTGCCGCATTACCTTTTTCATCGTTAGATGAATTGTGTGATCCGTCATCTGGTCCGTACTGAGCGGCCATATTTGCGCCTTCTTCCATATCGCCACAACCTTCTTCCATGTTGTGTTGGTCGCCACATGATTCACATGCTTCTTTTTCTTCTTTATAGTCATCGCCATCAATGTCAATGTCAACAGTTCCTGGTGCTTCTGCATCATCTTCCATATCAACGATACCCATTAACTTGAGCATGTCATCATGTGAACCTGAAGGCTCTTCTGATGGTGATTCTGAACCATAGAATGATACGTCTGCAACATCTGGTGTTACAACTTCCATTTCAGGGTCGCCATAGTTTCCCATGCCAACGTCTTTAACGAACTTGATTAATTTGTCTGCTTCTGCATCTGTAGCATTAACACTAACTCTGTCTTCTTGTCCTTCCATTCCAGACTGAACTGAAATGTTAACACCTTCTTCGACTTTTGCTTCCCCTTCGTTTAAAAGAGATTCTAATTCTTTTTCTAATGATTCAAATGCCCATGCATCTTCGTATGTTGCTTTTTTGTCACCTTCAGTAGATGCGTTCCAATCATACTTGTCATCAGTACCAATGTTTTTGTCTGCTTCAGTAGTCTTTGTATAAGTGTTTCCGCCTACTTCAAACTTCTCGCCTTTTGCTGTGTTAGCAAGTGCGCCTGAAAATGCATTACCTTCTTCAACTTCTGCTTCTTCAAGGTCATCTGCACCATATGATGCCATAGTTGCTACTGTGCCTGGTGCTTCGTCTACCATACCTACGACAGGCTCTTGGCGAATGCCCATGCATTCATCTAAACCTTCTTTATAACCTTCGTGGTATGCTCTTGCGCCTTCAGAACCTGCATCATGTGGACATGCATATCCGCCTTTACATAGGCCATGAGATTTACCCATGTGCTTAGCCGCTTTAAGAATGTGGTCTGCACCTTCTTTTAAATTTGTTTTACATTTTTTAATCATATCTTTCAACTTTTGTTTATCGCACTTAGGGTGCAGTTTTAAAATCTTTGCTTGAGTACATCCGTCTTTACACATTTTTTTGATGCGTGAAATGCTTGGCATTTTCTTTTCTTTCCACTCATCATATTCTATGTCTTTAGTAACTTCCTTACCGTCTTTCTTTGGATGCTTACGCTTGTCATACTTAACGTCTTTGGCTACTTCTTTGCCTGCTTTTTCTGCTTTGTCATCACGTTTTGCGTCTTTGTCATCTTTTGCTTTGTCTTTCATTATCTGAGTTGGTGATCTGGCTTCGTCAACTGCTTCTTTCTTTTTACCAAAGAATTTCTTTTGCTTGGCTGACATTCCTTTTTTGCCTGATTTCTTTTCATCTTCATCACTTTCATTCATTTCATCATCGCCAATTGATATTTCACCTTTATCAATCGATTGTTTCAATGAGTTGGCGGCTGCCGGAGTATGTGCTGTACCAACTACATTGTCACCTGATTTAATTGACATTGCACCTGCTTTGACAGGCTCCATAGTCACATCGCCTTCCATAAGACTATTAAATACGTCTTTTAGTGAAGGTTTAGTTGATTCAGTAGAGACTTCTGTAGTAACAGATTCATTTAATGTCTGTGTAGTAGCGTTAGAGGTGCTTACAGGTCTACTTTTAGGTGACTTAACATCTACTTTGTTGATGCCGTCTAGTTGATTTAATATGTTTTTGAAATCCATTGTATTTTCCTTTATAATCCCGCAGATGTTGCTGGTTTAGGACCGCGTTTGATATCAGTCATTGGACTCTTATCACCTTTTACTTTATCGTCAGTCCATGGTTTCCAAGGATCAAATGAATCTTTTGTGTTCTTTTGATCAGCAGGTAAACCTACTTTACCTACGTTCTTTTCTTCTGCATGTTTGTGTATACTATCTAAATACTTATCACCATATGCTTCACTTGCTTCTTTTCCATTATCTTCTAACTCAGGTTGCCCTAATGCTGGATCTGCTTGATTTTCATATTGCTCTAATTCTCTAGTAATACTATCATCATAAGAAGTATTAACCATTCTGATGTAATTGATATTGTGTCCGAGTAGTTGACCCATCTGTTGTACCATTGGTTCAGTACAAGGATAAGCAAATTTACATTTAAATATGTGAACGGGTTCGTTGCTTAAATTTGGAAATCCATATGGATCTGCTTGAATTGGAGTTGACTTTGGACCTTCTATCTTAATAGGTGAGAACTTGTCTAGGTTGAATTTAAACAACTCTAGGAAGTTCTTGTCAACGTCTCCTGCTACTTTGATTGTGTAATCATAAGTATGAACGCTTTCTGCGATAAATTTTTTAAGACTTCTCATAATGTTTTGTTCCCGTGTAATATATTTATCATTCTTCCGTGTTTTTCCCAGATAATACTCGCAGTAATTCGTTGCGATCAAGTGATTGTCCAACCTCACCTAGCGGAATATTATCTATTTTTTCATCTTGTTTTGCTTGACGTTGATCTAGTGTTGCTTTCTTTAATTGAAGATCAATCATCTTTAATTTCTTGTTTAACTTTGCTGTCTTTGCAGTAATAGCATGGTTTAACATGTTACTAGCAACACTAAAAATATCTCCACTGAAACGTGAATCAACTTGCATACCTAAGTCCATAAGGTCCTGAAAACTTGTTGATGCCTTGGTAGCTAAATCATCTAACTCATGGTCAGATGCTTCTAAACCTCGTACAGTAGGCAATGCTGTTTCGATTTTCTCGAGGTTACTAAGTGCTTCTTGGGTAACTTCCTTAGCGACACCTGGAATAGGTTCGTTTAATTCGTTTTCTTCCTGAGACGCAATGTCAAACAATTCTTCAAGTTTCTTTGTCATATATCTATTTAGTTACTTTGCCCTACCGTTATAGAAAAGATCATCTTCGGTAATCACTCTGAACAATACTCCTTGTGATTTAGCATATGCATTAGCAGATTGCCACTTAGCATGATTGATTGCTACTGTCATTCTATCTTTTGCACTAGCAACTTTGCTTTCAATAATACTTTGTTTCTTTGGTTTAATTTCAATAATCTCTGCTTTAACTTTGCCTAGTTTGTCTTGGTAAACGATAAAGAAGTCTGGTATATACTTATGTTGCTTACCAGTAACTGGGTGACGATATGGGATAGCCATCGACTCAGATGCCCAACTAATAATTTTGTCATTGGTGTCACAAAAAATCATAAATGTAAGTTCCCAGCCAGATCGATATTTAGGCTTACCTTTCCCTACATACTTGTTTATGTTTTTTACTTCGTATAACCCTTGAGCATACTTTTGTCTTCGTGCCATTGCAACGCCTTATTGTAGTACATTCCGTTGTACTGCCTGATTGGGACTAGGTACAGTACTTACTCCATACAGAGCAGTTTTTGATCGTATCAAATTTAAATAGAAAGCCATTGTTTGTGACAGTTCTAATTTGTTATTTTGTGACTTACCTTGAATATCTTCTAATAAAGTCATTACTTCTACACCTGATTCTTGTGCAATTCTGAATAGCACTGATGCAAATGCAGATGCAGAGGTTGGGTTTGAGGTTCCAACAAAATATGAATACACTACGTCCCATTCATTAGCAGGTACTACTAAGTCTGCTGTATAAAAGTTATTAAAGATTTTAACTGTTTGATCGTAATCGTTAACTTCAAATGATACTGCCATTATTTTGAATCCGTGAGTGATTTGACTTGTCTACCTGCTGGGGTAGGTGCGTCTGGTGTTGTGTTATTATTCGCCACTGTTGGTATGCCTTGGTTTCCTTGGTTAATGTCTGTTGGACTAGATGCATTAGTAGGAAAGAAAGCCTCAGCAGAAGGTGTACGTTTATTCGGGCTGGATGCTTGGTTAGCGGCAATCGCCGCGGCCATACCTTGATTAATGATAGATACTGAATCTGGTCTAGGTTGAGGGTTAGGGCCTTGACCACCAGTTGGATTACCTTCATCATCAAAATTATTCATGCTATCACTTTCAGCAGAATAATCATCTAATGGACTTGGTGTTCGATCATAATTTGCACTACCAAAGCCAGTAACAAAAAGTTCAGGTGATGCCGCATCCATCTTGCCTGTATTGTAAGTTACAGTTTCATAATCAAGTGACATTGTGTTAGCCATCGTACCACCACCTTCAGCATAGTCATATGTATCATGTGCAAAAGAAGTTATGATAGGATTGATTAATGTATATGCGATAAAATTCTGTTGCCAAAAACCAAATACTGTGATGTCTTTAAAGAAAGGAACTTTTGTTCCGTCATCGTTTGTGTAGCCACCTCTATAACCGTAGTTATCATCTCCAGCAATTGTATTATTATAAATGTTTCTAGCCTGATACTTTGCTCCAGTGCCATATTCCTCTACACCAAGAACGTCAGTTGCATTGATAGAATCAGCATAGTTATATTGATAGTATGCGTTCCACATTGCCGCTACTTGACTTTGATTATCATCATGGAATGTAACTTCGATTGGATCGTATTTAATTTTAGTTTGAACTATTCTTTTTCTATTGTACTGATTCATTATTTCAGTATCAAACTTATAACTAGGTAGTTTAACTGATTTTACAAGAATACCGAAGTTGTCTCCGGTTGGGGGTTTATATGCTAATTCATTAATTTCAAAATATACATGAAATAGAAATTTAACCTTAGGTGCATTGGACTGAGTATTCGGTAAGAATATTCTCGCGGCATGTCTGAAATCTCTAAGATATGTAGTCATTATTGTTCCTCTATCTTATTATTTATCAGAAACAAAAAACCGAACTTAAAATTAATTAAGTTCGGCTTCAATTTGTGTTGCCTAAGCAAAAATAACGCTATTAAACAGTTCCGCTTGGGTTACGTTGAGTTTGTAATCCGCCTTGTCCTACGCCTGCGCCTGGTAGTGATGCTAATTCGCCACTGCCATTTGTTTGGATTGCGTTGTCATAACGAATCGTCAATGCAATAGTAACTGCTTCTGAAGTACCATAGTTTAGAGTCTGATAGTTTGCTTGTTGTAAGAAACATCCTGCTAATGACCAGTTTTCTAATACTTGTGGAGCATTGATTCCGTTTCCACCATCTAAGATTTGAATCTCAGTAGAGAATTTGTAATCTTGTCCGGAAGCCGCTGATTGTTGTTCGAAGAAATCTAGTTGCTTCTGTAACTGAGCGCCGACTGCTTTTGATATTAAACCAGAAGCATCATCTCTGACGTTTATTGAAAGTGGCTGCCATGTATGTTTACCAGCAAGGTAGACACGTGAATTATATGCATTCAGTGTAATCTCATCGAACTGTACTTGTGGACGAGCGGCATCGATAACTTGTCTAGTTAAAGTTAATGCTCCTTGATCATCACCTACTGCTCCGAAATCAATAAAGTTCACACGGAACCTATATTGAAGTTTAGGCATCAATAAGCCTTGATTGCTCCCATCTTCAGGCTGTACCGAAAGATTTCTTAATGTATCTGAGGCTGTTGCCATGTTAATCTCCTATTAAATTTGACTATATTTTATAGTCTACTTTTATTTATCAATAATTGAGCGACTTTCGCCGCCCAATATTTTTTATTTCTTATGTTCCTGATAACTCACCAGTGTTAAATATTCTAACTGGAATGTATATGAATTCAGCCGCTTTCACTGGCTCAACTGCTATATCAATCCAAAGTTCGTTTCTATCAATTCTCGCTGGAGTATTGTTAGATGAATCACAAACTACTGAGTAGTCATATAGTCCACGTTTTGAAATCAAGTCTTGGAATAGTGTTTCTACTACTGCCGCAATTGATTTTCTTGTTTGTGGATCATTTGGTTCAAAGACAAACGGTCTAGTACCAATAACTAATTGTCTACGTATGTAAGCAATTAATCGTGCTACGTTAACTCTGTCTAAAGCAGATGCTGAATCAAATGATGTTTTATTACCATAGTTCAGTAAGCCTTGACCTGTGAAGAATACCATTGGGTTAATAAAGTTGCTATATAAAACATCTCTAATACCAATACGAGTTCTGATAGACTCAAACTCACCAGTCTGGGCATCTAAGTAACCAATGCTTGAAGCATTGTCGATGATACCACGTCTAGTTCCTGCTGGTGCTAACCAAGGATAAGCAATATTGTCATTACGTAATATAGTTCTAATCATCATGTGAGATGAAGGAACTGCAACAGTAACGCCTGCTAAGTCATTAGTGACACCTGATGGATAGAATAGACCCATGTAAGTGTTTCTAGTTACAAGCCCATCTTCGCCTGTGCTGATTGCGCCTGCCGCATTAGTTGCCCATGCTTGAATGTCAGTTGCACTATCTTTCAATCTCATTGGTGTGTCACCAACGATGTAAGATGTTTCACCTCTATCAGAGTTCAACGTAATCATGTTAGGTTGTAGTTCTGGATAGTTAGGTGTTGCTTGTAAGTTAAAGAAGTTATCGTCATCTCTAATAGCAGTGTTGCTATCGATTGCTGATTTCAGTCCTTGTACAACTACTGCTCTCTGAGCCTTACGACCCATGTAAGGAGAACCGTCTGCTTGTAAACCTGAAGAAGTTACCCATGCATCTTTCTGTGCTGGAAGCACTGCTGGTGAAGGGAAACTATCAGCATTAAAGTAGTTAGCTCTGTATTGCTTAACATTGTAACCTGAACGTCTGCTGTTAAACAACAACATACCAACTGGTGATGTTGAAGATAACGGAGCATCTACGTCTAAGTAGTCACTTGTTAATAATGATACAATACTTGGTACTGGGTCATTTGCTGGGTTAGTTGATCCGTTAGTTGCCCAACGTGCGTCAGCGAATGTAATACCTTGTGGAGTAATCTGATCTGTGTTGTCGATTAATACCCAACGATCAACAGCAGACACGCTTTGCCATCTATAAATGTTAGGATAGTTTTCTAAATCTGTAGTATCGATCCAAAGATCACCGTACACTAATGCTGTACCATCACTTTGAAGTGTTGGAGCACTTGCACTAATGAGTGGCCCTTTAGGATCAGTTGCGTTTACTACTGAAGGAGTCGGTAGACCATTTGAATCATAACCTTGATTCTTGTAACCTTTCCAAGCACCGTTGTAATTAACCATGATATCAGATTGATCAGTTGATGAATAGAACCAATTAGTTAAGTTAGTTGGGATTGCTGTTGGAGCACCTTCGTTAGATGTTAATGAATTAGCACCTGTAGTTGTTAATGATAGTGACTGCCAGTTAGATAACTGTACTTTATATGCTGATGCACCTGTACCTGATACCCAAGTAACTCCAGTTGGAACGCCACCTGCTACATTAGATATTCTTAATACTAAGTCATTAGCTGGTGAAGCACCACCTAAGTCAGAACCTAAGACAGTAACAGTTTCGCCTACTACATAACCTGATCCAGCAACACTGAATGAGTCTGGGCCGAAGTCGTAGTATTGATAGTCATTAGTAATGATTGGAACAAAGCCAGTACCTGAAGCACTTGCTGTTGTACTTGGTGTAAATGATACGTCATTTTTGAAAGGACCATCTTTACAACCAGTTGTTGTTCCTGAAACAAATCCTGCTTCTGAGAATAAACCTTGAGAAACACCTGTTGTTGCATCATAGTCATCTAATACAATAACACCACCTTTAGTGTGTGTTATAGTGATTGAACCATCGTCATTAACTACAGCAGTTGTATTTGGAATACCTGCTCCTGACCATGCAGTTACAAAGTCAGTTGCGTCTGTTGCATCTGCTAAGTTTAAAGTATAACCACCTGATAAAGATGAAACGCCTGGTGTAGTAACTTGTACTTTAGCACTATAAGGACCACTTGTAAAGTCTGGTGCTGTGTTATTACCATTAATTACCGTTGCGCCTGTAGCAGAACGATAGTATATGTATACAGGGCCTGCTGAGAAAGGATTGTCATTAAAGTTATATTGTGCATAAACTGAACCTTCTGGGATTGCTCCGCCACCAGTTGAGTCTGCCGCATAAATTTGAGCCCAGTCACTTGAAGCAAAACTTGGTGTTTTAGGTACCCAATTTGCTGTAGTGCTATTGTATGTAGATACAACAGGCTGTAATCCAGTTCCTGCTACTTTGATCCAAACAGATCCAGTTGGTCTTGGAGCCGCTTGACCTTCTTGCCATAATGGCTGTTGAGCAGATGTGCCGTATGTTAATTCAGGTTGAAGTCCAGTTGTAGTTGCATTAGGGAAACCTAAATCAGTAAGAACAGTACCTGATGCGTTGTTAAGTCTGACAAAATACGGAGCGTCAGTGCCACCTGTTTGTGCAGAGTAAAGTGTTAATTTGCTGTCTGATGTAGATGCTGTAAGATATTCAAATCCTAATGCATTAATATCAGAAGCAACTTGTGCTAATGTATTGTTTGGTGCCGCCGCAATAGTAATAGTTGCTGAGTTAGTACCACTTAAAACGATTTGGAATGAATCTCCACCAGTTAATGTTGGGTTAGCAGTATCACCTTGTAATGTAGGCCATGCATTCTGCCATGCCGCTGATCCGACTACTCTCCAAGCATTGTTAACATCCTTGTAGTAGTATTGTGGAGCAGTTGCCGCTGTAGGTTCATCATAATTAAATATTGCAACTACAGCATAATCACCGATAGTTCCGATTGATGCTAATGGTGCTCCGCCTGCTACGCCACCAACTAATGAAGTTGCGTCAGAGATAACAATTGGTGCTTTAGCAGTAAATGCGCCAGTCACTGAATTAAATTCGTTGATACCCCAAGTTGAACTTGTTGTGTCTGCCCAGTAAGCGCCGTTTGTTGGTGCTCCAGTTGGACGACCTGTTGATCCTACTAAACTTGCTAGATCGATGTCTGCTCTTAATACAAATACTTGATTTGAGATACCAAGTGCAGAGTATGCCGCTAGTAATCCATATTCATTTAACTCGTATCCTTGCAGAGCAGTACCTGCCGCTGAAGTATAAAAGAATGGGTTACCGTATAAAGTAACTAGATCACGTTGAGAAGTGATTCTGTACATTTTGCCAGCATTTGCTGGTGTTGTTGCTTGTGCAATTCCAGTTGAAGTTGGGTCTGCTTTGTTCGATGCAGTTGCTAATACAACTAATGGGATTGATGCCGGTGCGGCTGGTAAATATTGACTTTCGTCTACGATGCTTACTTCTACGCCTGGTGATGTTAGTGCCATGATAATTTTCCTTTTGTATGATTTTGAGGGTTACACCCTGATTGTTTTTTCATATTATTATTTATCTTGTATTTAAAAAAACACCGGTTTAACGTGCCTTCGAAGGTTTTTTATAAATACTAATATGAGTTTACCTAGACCAATATGCAAAAAATGCAATAAAAACGTGTGTGCTGTGAACTATATTAAGAAAGGCAAACATCATTATCGAAGCAAGTGCCAAGCATGTAATAAGAAGAATCCTAAGAGACAACATGTTTACTTGTGGCAGAGAGCAGGATATCAGAAAGATAGTAATTGCTTTTTATGTGGATTCAAAAGTTTATACCCTACACAAATGACAGTATACCACATTGATGGAAATTCTACCAATGTGGCTTTTGTTAATCTGCGTACAGTCTGTTTAAACTGTGTTGAAGTGGTAAAGAAAAAAGAAATTGTTTGGACAAGAGGAGACTTAACCGTTGACTATTAACTCCATTTGTTTGTGTAGTGCATCGATAGTATCATTATTGTAAATTGTATGATCATAGTCTAATCCCACACTGCTATATTCACTAGCATGTATATTTTTATCAACTAATCGTGCAAGTGCTTGTGGGTTTTGATAGTAGTTATAATCGACTGCATCAGTTAGCCAGTTAGGTCTTTCGCCTCTTTCTACTCGTACTGTTGTTCCACCTGCATTTTTGATTGCATCAACTTCATTCTTAAATCGACAATCAGTTATAACAACATTATCAGTTGTAGTCCTTAATTGATTCTCAACTGATGCTACCCAGATGTCATTATGAAATGAACGTCTACCTACTTCAGTTCCCCAATACTGTAAGACCCAACGAGGAGTTAGATGAGGCATGTTTAATCGTTTTGCCCACCACTCGTCAACTTCTTCTCGCCACTCTCTACTAGATTGAGTTGTACCTTCTAGCATTTCTCTGTCCCAGCCAAAGATAGCAGATACACAATCTTTTAACGTACCTGCATAACTGAGTTTTTTAAAGCCATGAAATCGAATAAGATAATCTGCGGCTGTGTCTTTGCCACTGCTGATAAGTCCTGTAATACCTATAATCATATAATACTACCTCTAGTTAAGTAGTAGCATTATAAGATAATTTGAAGAGAAAGTCAAGGAGTATTGGGTAATTAACCTTGTATCCATGTAAGAGGTTGTGAGTAGTCAACGTAGTCTCTTAGGTCTTTGTGTAATGCTTCTTGTGCCGCAAGTCCTTCTGCTTTCATAGCCGCACCATTAAGAGCAGTACCGCCACCTGGTCCCTGGATAGTTGAGAATTTCTCACGTGCTTGACCAATAGTGATCGTACATGTTGCTAAGACATAGTTTTCTAACCATGGAGCAATGCCTGGATCTTGTAAGAGAGTTGTTTCTGGACGCATGATGTCAGCCCAAATAAGAATCTGTTCACCTGATCCTTTGAAGTCTCTTACAAATCTAATTGTTTTAGATACTGGATCAAATGTGTAGATAACAAACCCACCAAACATTCTAGCGGCTAGTTCTACATACCCTGCATAGAAGTCATATGTTGCTAGACCACCTGCATAGTTATAGTTTAACAAGTAAGTGTTTAAGATAGCAGATGAGAATGGATCAAATGATGATGCTCCAGGGCCTGTCTCAAGTCCAATGGTACGTCTGAAACATTGTCTGACGTTAATGAACTCTGCTGGTAGTGTATAAGTGTCTTGGTCCTTTTGAACCGTTAATAAGGTATAAGTTTCTTGTACAGAATTTTCAGCACGTTGTCTATATACTTTGATAGCAATATTATATGCGGCTTCGTAATGCTCTGGATCCAGTTCTAAATCTACAATGCCGTCACCCAACCTGAAACGGATGTTATCAAACATCGATTCCTTAAGTTGCTCAAGGTTCTGGTTATTCGGTACTGCTAGTTCGTCTGCGGCCATAAGATAAATTCCTGTTATGAGTATTTATCTTCTTTAGAAAGCCTTTAGGATAATAAGAGAGTCATTGAAACGACCAGTTGGTTTAATACCCACTGCTTTTATCTTGTCAAAGTAAGTTCTTGCCGCTGGTTTGCTTCCCATAACTTCTTTAATCTGTTCCAATGGCTTACGTAATGTTTTGATTTGACTTTTTGATTTGTCGAAGCCTAACAACGTGTTGCCTTTGACAAACATTTCTCCAGTCATTTCATCTGCAATATAATGATGCAGTTTACGTTTTGTAGTATCATATACCCATGCTTCTTTAGACAAGTGCAGTTCTGCTGGACGAATGCTTTCTAGTTTTAGTTTTGTTGCGTTGCACTCAAAACGTTTTTGATACTTCAACTTCTGTGTTGCTTTCTCAGGAGTGATTGGCTTAGTCTTACGTTTAGCCCTAGATGCAATCTTAAGACTAGCATAAGAGTTCAACACACCAGTTACTGTATCATAAAGAGCAATAGTTGCTTTAAGTTTCTTTTTACTAAAGTGACTGTATGCTTCAACTAATTGTTCATCTTTGCCTTCAATTACTTCTTTGAATTCTTTCTGTTCTTTCTCGTACAATGCAACTAAGAGAGGAATATGGTTTGCCAATGGATTGTAATTATTACAAATGGACATTACCTGTTTTGTAAATTTATCATCATTTTTTATTTCATCTTCCATCCATTGATCGACTAGACCATCTATCTCGCCGCCAGCCTCAAGCAACTTCTCTTTCATTATATCTTGTATAGAAGGACGATTGGGTTTGTCTTTTGCTTTTTCTTCTTTGACTTGGGCAATCTTCTCACCCTTCTCCATCCATTCTTCTTTTACTTTTACAATGTGATCAGTATGCGCCTGTGGCATATACCCAACTTTATCACTAAACCAAACTGAATTTGCAAGAGAGTTAAAGTTCCAATCTGGATTTCGTAAGATAATTTCTCTCTCTTCATCAGTCCAAGGTGAGTCTTTTTTGATCCAAGTTTTTGCTCGTTGCATTCTTTTCTTGTCGCCGATCTCAGTACGAATAAAATATTGGCAATCTTGGAACGCTTTCTCTTGTTCCGTAGCATCAGTAATGTCCTTATACATTTCCCATTTAGGTTCGGGTGTTAAGTAAACTGTCTTTTGCTTTCTTTTAGCCATTTGTACTCCGATTGATTTATAGTTTGTACTTAGTGATGCGATTATACATTAAATATTTTTTAAACGCAACCTATTATTTACCCAATAATTTTCTTACGATAAATATATATATGCCAAGATTATCATTATACCGTCCTGAGAAACAAAACGATTACCGTTTTATGGATAGAAATATCTCCGAACAGTTGACTACTGGTGGGACCGATTTGTATATACACAAGTATTTGGGACCAGAAGATCAGGGACCATCTGCTGATTACACTCAGCCTCAATATGATAAACTTGACCCAACAAACATACAAGACTTGCTATTCTTAGAAAACAGAGATCGCAAGTATGATAAAGATATCTATCGATTACGTGGTCATTACTCTGTACAAAACTTAGACTTTGATCTCAGTCAGTTTGGTTTATTCTTAAGTAATGACATTATTTTTGTTACAGTTCATTATAATGACATGATCGATATCATAGGTAGAAAACTTATGGTCGGTGATGTACTTGAATTACCTCACTTAATAGATTACAATCCTTTAGATACAAAATTACCAGTAGCATTAAAAAGGTTTATGCAAATCACTGATGCAAACTATGCAAGTGAAGGCTTCTCAAGCACATGGTATCCTCATCTGTGGCGTATTAAGTGTGAGCCATTAGTTGATAGCCAAGAGTTCTCAAATATATTAGAGCAACCAGTTAACCTTGATAATTATTTAGGAGACTGGGAAAAGACAAAAGTATATCCGCCAGGATATTCAATGACATTTGGTGATAAAAACTATATTGCCTTACAAGAAGTTCCTGCAGGCGTGAAGCCAGGCGACACTGACCCTGATCCATATTGGCAACTTGATACAGGTGATACACTAAAAGGTATCTTGGGTCGTTACAATGAAAACATCAGAATTAATGATGCTAACTTAAAAGAAGCAGAACGACTTGTTCCTAAATCAGGTTATGATGCAAGTGAACTTTACGTAGTTCCTGGTTACGGTGAATATGAAGCAAATGGCGAGTTGTCTAAAAAGTACAATCAACCAGCACCACCAACAGATGTTCGATCATGGCAACCAGGCAACAATGCACTCAGTGGCAACGGACAAGTTATCACAATGCGTAACAACCAATACAGAAATGATTCTACTGGTATAAAAATATCTAAAGAATTATTAGAGCATATGCAAGGACAACTCAAAGACAAGATTGATATGCAAACAGTCATTGATAAATTTGTACAAGCATCATTGCAAGTTGTAGAGATGACACCCGAGATGTCCTCTACAGGCACAGGCTCAGGGGCAGTAGAAGGAACTAAAGTATTATCAGTTCAGATAACAGGCGCTATTACAGGGCCATATGGTACTGCTGATAACACTTATGCAACAGCAGACCAAGATCCAACAGCGACAGGGTTCACAGGTACGGAACCTTATGGACCAGATACAATGGACTATCGTGCTGACTGTGATCCTCGATTCCAATTTATTGCACGTGCAACTCCAAGAACATATGGATACACAGCAGGTTATATGACAGGCACCGATGTCGCTCCAGATGGCTTACCGACTGGCGCAGGCATATCATTCCCTGCAAACCCACAAGTTGGTAATTATTTCTTAAGAATAGATTACTCTCCCAATCTGCTATATAGATGGGACGGAACAATTTGGGTTAGAATCTCAGAGAATGTAAGAACGACAACTGGATTTGGAGCAACTGATAAATCTCAATTATCTGAGTTCATTAATAACTCAACACTAATTTATAGTGAAAATGAACAAGCCAATGTGGCTTCAGCACAACCATTATCACAAATTTTAAAATTAGCACCAGATGATTTACCACCAAGTGACGGGACTTAACACTTACTATGGCACAATATTTTTACGATAACCAAATTCGCAGATTCTTAATTCAATTTGCAAAAATCTTCAGTAACTGGGAAGTTACAAAAGGTAAGGATCCCAATGGAAATGACATTTTGGTTAGAGTTCCGATCCAGTATGGAGATTCAAGTAGACAAGCATCTACTATTATTGCGAACAACTCAGCATCCAACCTACCCTCTGCTCCGTTGATCACATACTACATCAATGGCCTAGAATACGACCAGAGGCGCACACAGGAGCCCTTCTTCGTAGAAAAGCAACAAGTACGTCAAAGAGCCTACGATAGTGATACAGAGTCTTACAAGACTGTACAAGGGCAGGCATTCACTGTTGAGAAGTTGATGCCCGTTCCCTATACATTGAGACTTAATGTTGATTTTTGGACAACTAACTATCAACAGAAATTAGAAATCATTGAGCAATTGGGTACATTGTTTAATCCAAGTTTAGAAATTCAAAGTACAGATAACTATATCGATTGGACATCATTGACTGTTGTATACCAAGATGGGTTAACATTCTCATCTCGTACTATTCCACAAGGCACAGGTAATCCAATTGATGTAATGAGTTGGAAGTTTTATATTCCTATATGGTTGACAACATCTTCTAAACTTAAAAAGTACGGTGTCATTAATAAAATTATTGCTTCTATTTTTGAGGGCAAAACACAACAAGATATGCAAGATGATGATTTGTTACTGGGTACTCGTCAAAAGATTTCTCCATATGGATACAAGTTATTATACATTGGGAACTCATTGCAACTATTACCAGAAGCATCAACATTCCAAGACACTCCGAACTCTTCACTAGATGTACCTGTCAATCCAGATACTGATATCTATTGGACAAGTTTGTTAAATGTATACGGTGCATATAGACCTGGTATTTCTCAGGTGTGGTTAGAGAATCCATATATGGAAAATGAGATTGTAGGTACAATCGTTGTTGACCCACTAGATGATAGATACTTAATCTTTAGTGTTGATCCTGACACATTGCCTCAGAACACATTAGAACCAGTTGACAGTGTGATTAACCCTATAATGAATGGACCCAATGCAGGGCTTCCAGGACCGATTGCAAACAAAAGATATTTGATTGTTGATGAAGTAGGAGACGATAGTGTTGCATGGGGTACGATACTTAGTACTACAACTCCACAAGCAATAGAGACAATGATTACAGGTCAGAAGTATATGATTGCTTCTGTCGGTACCACTAACTTTATTCAGTTAGGTGCTACATCAAATACAATTGGAACAGAGTTCATTTACAACACTGTTCAACCATCAGGCAATGGTACAGTTTTACCTATTGTCAAAGGTGGCGCAAATGATATTCTTCAGTTTGATTCAGTGTTAGACAAATGGTATATTGCTTTTGATTCAAGTGAATCAACAACTACAGAATACGTGTTGAATATAACAACACAAGTTCAATATAGATTTGCATCGACTCCTGCAAACAGCGATCACCCAGAGATACCGGCGGCTTGGATGAAGTCATATGAAGGTTACTATGGTGAGGGAGATTACAGTATAGTTATTTAAGGGGTACTAGTTGACCTCATAAATAACTGTATGATAATTGTTAACCAATCTGCTGGTATCTTCTTTTATAGCAAGGCTACTCAGCGTTCATTATATCTTTTAAGAACAGATTCAAAGAATACTAGTTGGTCGATTCCTGGTGGTAAAATCGGTAAGAAAGAAACTCTACTTGAAGGTTTAACAAGAGAGTGTTCAGAAGAAATCGAGTTTGATATCAGTAAATTAAAACTTGTACCTATACAAAAATTCGTTAACAATACATTTGCTTATCACACATTCTTTTGTACAGTAGAAAAAGAGTTTATTCCTAATTTAAACTCAGAGCATTGTGGTTATGCTTGGGTGGGCAATGATAAGTATCCTAAACCGTTACATCCAGGATTATTCACTACTGTAAACATTGATGTTGTAGTAGCAAAAATGCAAATACTAAAAAACTTGTAAAAAAAAAGAGGACCGAAGTCCCCTTTTCAACATTTTACTGTTTGGTTTTAGCCATGCACCATCATAGACTCTATGCCTGAGTAGCCTAAGCCACCAAGAACAAAACCTGCACCGATAAGCATCCATCTCCACTTTTCTAATCCAGCAATTTTCTTTGCCATTAAATCATGTGAATCCTGATTAGACTGGTTAAAGTCTAATAGCATTTTGTGAGTTGACGCATTGCCTTCTTTAATTAAATCAGTATTAGTTTTAATATCTGCTTTAACATCTATTAGGGCGGTATCAAACTTAGTGTCGAGGTTTTTAAATTCGACTTTCAGTACAGCAATGTCAGTATCGTACTGTTGCAATTGCTTTTGTGCTTGAGTTTGTGCCATTTAGTTCACCTACCCCTTATGCTGAAGGAAGTTT